TCCTAGTCATTTTGTTGAGCTTGATATTTTACAAATACATGGCTTGGGGTTGCATAATTTTATGTGGAGATTGGTACGATGATACAACCTAAAAAACAGATTAATAATATTTACGGCTACATCAGGGTGTCTTCTGAACAACAGGTCAAGCACGGTAGCTCTCTCGAGCAACAAGAAGAATCTATCCGAGCTTTTGTCAAACAAAAATACAACCGTGAGGTCGATAAAATATTTTCTGATGCAGGGACCAGTGGTATGAAACCTATTATGGAAAGACAAGGCTCACGAGAACTGACCGACACTATGGATGCCAACGATGTTGTTGTGTGTACCAAATTAGATAGATTATCAAGAGGCACTTCTGAAATGCTAAGTTTAATACCCAAGTTTGAGGAGGCTGGTATCACCTTATATTTTTGCGACATGTTTGGTGATGTGCCAGTCGCCTTGCCAAAAGATAAAACCAAAACTGGGTTAAACATGAAACTAGACATGGTTAGATGGTCAAATCAAATGTTAGTTACTTTACTTGCTATGGTTGCTGAGTACGAAAGGGAACAAATCATGGAAAGGTTATATGGTGGTAAAATAGCTTATGCAGAAAGAGGCTACTCTGTTGGTGGCCATACACCTTTTGGTTATCGTAAAGTCCAAGAGGGCAAACACACAAAGTTAGAACCTATACCAAATGAACAAGAAGTCTTGAAAGCTATCTACAAGTTAGCAGGTCGAGGCAAAGGTGCCAAGGCTATATCAAAACAAATCGAAAGTTCTTTTCCTGAGTATCCGCAGTTCCCTTATCACAAGGTGCAAAGGATTTTGAATAGAAAGTTTCAAGGTTTACTAGACGAAGAAGATAGAAAGTACGACACCTACCACTAACTAGAAAAAAAACATATCTTCGTTCATAATCTTCTAATGAACTTAGATGATGTTGACATTTTTCAATCAGGCGGTTTAGTCGAGAGTATAAAAAAGCTACAAGCAGGTGGCGAAGTTAGTCCCGATGCACTGGATAGGTTCGTTTCTAGTTATGAAGAAAATGTACCTTTACTAGGACAAGTAGGACTCGGCTTGACACCAGCAGGAGTCGCTATCGATGTAGCAGAAGTCGGCAAATATGGTCGTGATGCTCTGCGAGATTTTAGTGAGGGCAGAGTCGGTGGTGGTTTAGGTAACCTCGGTATAGCGGGTTTATCAGCACTAGGACTCGTGCCTATAGTGGGTGACTTAGCCAAGGCTGGCGGAAAATCTGTAATCAAAAGACAGTTTTTGATACAAACACCTGAGGGACGAATGGTGCTGAAACAATCACCTGAGGGTCGAAAAAAATTAGGCGATGTTGCATCACGAGAACTAGGAGAAATATTTAGAAGAAATATTAGTATGGAAGAAAAAGTACAGGCTTTAAAAAATCATCCTTTCTTACGAGATGATATAGCAAAAGCATTTATGGTAACACCTACCTCTGAGTTAGCTGGTTTTGGCACTAAACAATTTAAAAACAACAGAGAGTTTGTCTTCGCTACTCCTAAAGGTTCTAAAGTCGTTATAGGTTACGATAATGCAGTAGACAGCTTATACATAAAAGGCAGAAAACAAGCCTACGATGAAACTGGTGAAATAGCTCCCAAAGGTGTTGTTCGAGGCACAAAAGATAAATTTAAAAAGGACGGAAAAGTTGCTGTTATAACTATGGGTTTGCCGGGGGTCGGCAAAAGTACCTTAGCAAATCCAGTCGCAAAAAAACTCGATGCTACCATGATTGATGCGGATGAGGCTAAAAAAACCCTGAGAGAGTTTCAAGGTGGAGTTGGTGCAAATGCCGTTCATAAAGAATCGCAGATAATAGCAGAAGAAGTAAGAGATGTAGCTATGAAACGAGGTGACAATTTAGTGCTTGGCAAGGTTGGTGCTAAATACGACAGTATAAAAAACTTAGCCAATGACTTAGATAAAAACGGCTACCGTGTGATTATCACACATGTCAAGGCACCTATTGACCAAATAGTCGAACAACAAATAGGCAGACAATTTCGCACAGGCAGATTAGTAAATCCTGATTTATTTGTAGACTACACTAGAAAGGGTTTAGGTGGTGTAGATTTAGACGCAACAGAAATAGTATTTAATCAACTTAAAAAGGAGGGTATATATGAAACCGCTCAATACTCGCAACAAAGAGGGCTTAAGCAGTCTGAAAAAATTGTTGACGATGCCGCAGGAATCCTCGAAGACTTATAGATTCGACCCTGATGCTATAGATGACGAAGTGCTACAGGCCCATGTGGCAAAACCTGATAGGTTCGCAAAAGCAGAAGAATCTGTTAACAGGTTAGAACAAATGTCAGATGACGAACTTTATGATTTAGCCTGATGACAGATAAAGAAAAGATAATACAAGTTATAAATAGTATTGATAATATGTTATCACTAGATTTTATGACTGTGCCTGTGCGTGCAGAACTTAACAATATAAAATCATTATTAGAAGAGGTTAGAGACAATCTATGAGTGTCGGTTGGGGACGAGGCACATGGGGTTCGGGAACTTGGAACGGTGAATCTGTATCTGTTTCTGTTGGTACTCTCGCCATCACCTCGGGTCTAGGCTCAACTACGCAAGTTGCCAAAGCTAATGTTTCACCAAGTACGCAGGCAGTAACATCAGGTCTTGGTTCACTTTCTGTCGTAGCCAAAGCTAATGTTTCACCAAGCACACAAGTCACGACTTCGGCCATCGGTTCTGTTATCGTCCATGAAAACGAAGTCATCAATCTGCCAAGTTTCAGTCTGACCAGTGGTTTAGGCACAGCAACGAGCACAGCTGATGCTAATGTAACACCTGAGTCTGTTTCTGTTTCTGCTAGTTTGGGTAACTTATTGGTGTATGGTCAAGTTGATACCAGTCAGACTCCTAGCTTTTCAGACATTGCAACAAGTCAAAGTCCAAATTATACTTCTATAGAGGCTGGTCGAGATGCCGCCTAAAAATAAAAAGGACTAAATTATGTCAAGTGCTTACACAAACGATTTAAGATTAGAAGAAATAGCCACAGGTGAACAATCGGGCACATGGGGCAACACTACTAACACAAACTTAGAACTCATAGCTGAGGCTTTTAGTTTCGGTACTGAGGCCATCACAACCAATGCCAATACTCATACTTCTACAATAGCTGACGGAGGTACAGACGAGGCAAGGTCTATGTACCTAAAATACACAGGTGCTTTGGATTCTGACTGTACTATCACGATTGGACCAAACACAATTTCTAAACTTTGGTTTATTGAAAATGCGACTACAGACTCGGGCAGTTCAGGACCCTACAATATAGTCATAAAGCAAGGCACTGGTGCTACAGTCACCATACCTAATGGCGATACAAAAGTAATATATTCTGACGGAGCTGGTGCAGGTGGAGCTATGGTAGATGCTTTTGCCAGCATATCTACAGTAGATTTAAAAGTACAAGATGATTTAACAGTAACAGACGATGCCTCAGTTGGTGGTGATTTGCTAGTCAGTGGTGAAGTGCAGACTGCTAATATAGGTTTTACCGATGGCGACAATGCTATCACAATAGCTGATGGTGGTGGTATCACAGCAGCAGCAGGAATCACATCCACTGCTGCATCTAACACTTTTGGAGCAACATCTTTTAATGATGCCAACATTACAAATGTTGGAGATATAGCCTTGGACAGTTTATCAGCAGATGGGTCTAGTATTTCTATAGCAAGTCCTGTAGTTATAAATGGCACAACACCAAGTCTAACCATAGGTGATGCAGGTGCAGAAGATACCAGTTTAGTTTTTGATGGCAACGCAAAAGATTTTTATGTCGGGCTTGATGACTCGGCTGATAAATTGGTAGTAGGTGTAGGTTCCACAGTAGGTACAAATTCAATACTAACACTCGATGATGATTCAGTGGTTATAGGTGACGGTGCCGCAGTAGATACCTCAATAGTTTTTGACGGTAATGCACAGGATTTTTATATAGCACTAGATGACTCAGCAGACGATTTATTAATAGGTAACGGCAGCACAGTAGGTTCAAATATAGCCATAGGTATAAATGCCAGCCAAGTAGTTAAATTTAACGATGCCTATACTTTCCCAACATCAGATGGTAGTGCTAACCAAGTATTACAAACAAACGGTAGTGGTGCTCTATCTTTTGCCACTGCTAGTGGTACCACAATAAATAACAATGCAGACAACAGACTAATAACAGGAAGTGGTACAGCTAACACCCTAGAGGGCGAGGCTAATGCTACTTGGAATGGTAATACTCTAGCACTGACAGCTGGTGCAGGAAACACAGGAATATCATTAACTGATGGCTCTACTAACTACGGTTTCATTGGTGGTGGTAATGCTCTTAAATCAGGTGGTAGTGCTAATGACTTTTCATTTAGAACCGATACTGGCTCTATTGACTTCTACACAAATGGACAGAATTTAAGATTTGCTATCGAGTCTGATGGTGTTATTAACACAAGTGAATTAGTGCGTATTGGTAGTGGTAGTACATTCGAAAATGAGGCTTGTAACATTAAGAAAACTGGTAATAATGATGATGCAGTTTTAGCCTTAGATTCAGATACAGGTGATGCCTCCTTTTATAGATACATAAGATTTTACAAAAAGAACGCAAATGAAAGTTTGGCAAAACTTGACTATGACGCATCAGGGGACACTATTGGTTTGGCTGTAGAATCTGATGAAAGATATAAACAGATTACTGGACCAGCAGTAGGGCTAGATTTAATTTCTAAGTTAGAGCCAATAAAATATACAAGAGAAGATACAGGTGTAACTGATGGTTGTGGGTTTGGTGCACAATCTTACAAACAGGCTTTCGATGATATAGGCGAATATCCTAGAGGTGTAACAGTTGGCTCAGACACAAAGAAGTGGGAGTTAGACTATTCTCCTCTCGTACCAAACTTAGTTAAAGCTGTGCAAGAACAACAAGAGCAAATAGAAGTATTACAAAATGAAATACAACAACTCAAAGGAGAATCGTAATGGCTGTAAATTTTGAATGGAATGTATCAGACTGTGAGGTTTATCCTAGTAAAAGTGGTAAATCTAATGTAGTGCATAAAGTGCATTACGAACTCAAAGGCACAGACGATACCAACACAGATAGCGATGGAAAGAATTATTTTGCCGTATCAAGAGGTAGAGTTTACTTAGATACATCTGATTTATCGAGTTTCATAAACTGGTCAAGTCTAAGTGCCTCTGATGTGCAGGGTTGGGTAGAAAATGCTATGGGTTCTGATAATGTCGCATCCGTTAAATCAGCATTAGAGTCAGATATAAGTAATCAAATAAATCCTAGTTCTGTTAGTAAGCAATTAGGTGGTTAAGGAGTAAAAATGTTAGAGTTTTTCGAATATATAATCAGATGGGTGCAAGTCATACCTTGGCTTGTCATGTTTGCATCTTTGGTAGCGGCACTTACACCGACACCAAAAGATGATACACTAATAAGGAAGTTTTATAAGGTAATCGATTGGGTTGCCTTGAATGTAGGAAAAGCTAAAGATAAATGATTAATATTTTTAAAAAATTTTGGGACTTTGTGACTGGTACGGAAAGAAAATTAGTTCGTGCTAGAAACTCAAAAGGTCATTATGTAGCGGATGATAAATCAACTGATGGTGTGAACGAGGCTTATAAAGAGGTCAGGGTAAAGAAGAAAAGAGGACGACCTAAGCTCAATGTCAACAGTTAAAGATGCTTTACATAGAATAGAGTCACATGAAAGAGAGTGTGCTCTGCGTTACAAAAACATAGAGAACCGCCTAGACGAAGGCTCAGAAAAATTTAAAAGGCTAGAGTCTATGCTTTGGGCCGTTTACCCTTTTATTGTCGGTGCGGTCATACTAACTAAATTTATATGAACGAAGACGGCAGATTTAGAGGTGACATGGATAGGAACGAGGTCGAGATGGACCTCAAAAAGTTCATGGCTATGGTCGAAGAGATAGGTGCTCTGAAAGATAAAATCAGAGAACTAGAAGACGACAAAAATGTAAACCCTCACCAAAAATGGATTCATCTAGCGAGAGCTGTAGACTCATGGAGAATATTTCCTCGAGTTTTTCTTAGTGTCTACATATTTCTACTTTATTATTCTACTATGTGGTTTATGGCTCTCGATGAACCTTCACTAGAACAATCAGGTTTAATATCAATTATAGTTGGAGCTGGAGCCGCTTGGTTCGGCCTGTATGCTGGCACATCCAACTCATCCAAGGGTTTTAAAGGTGAAGATAAATAGGCTGATACTATTTTTTGTTTTTTTATGGTGTGGCAACGAAATACAAGCTCAAGCGACTGGCACTTGTACCGCTGGTACAGAATATTGTGAGGCGGTAACAACTTCAAACGATACCACTACAAATAATACCAACAACAACACTAACAACAACACAAATACAAATACCAACACCAGCACATCGACTTCGACAGCAACAAATACAAATTATAATAACAATAGTTCGACAGCTACTAATACAAATAATAATAATAATACATCGACTTCAACATCGACTAGCACCAATAATAACAATAATAATTCAACCTCAAACAATACCAACACAAACTACAATAACTCAAACTCAAACTCGACTGTAAACTCAACTGTAGACCAAACTGTTAATAACAATACAACTACAAATAATACCAACACCAACTACAACGAAAGTAACAGTACCTCTGACAATACCAACCGAAATTACAACGAAAGTAACAGTAACTCAAATGTAAATTCTAATAATAAGAATTACAACGAAAATAATTCTAAGTCAGATAATACAAATAGAAACTACAACAAGTCTGAGTCTGTGCAAACTATAAATCAGAATGTCACAACCAAAGCACCACCTGCATCTGCAATAGCACCTAGCATAATGAGTTACTCACAAGATTTATGTACAACTGGATTATCTGCCGCATATCAAGGACAAATATTTGGTTTCTCAGGTGGTAAGAGTGTCAGAGATGAAAACTGTGAAAGATTAAAACTTTCTAAATATGTTTACGATATGGGCATGAAAGTAGCCGCTGTGGCTTTGCTCTGCCAAGATGAAAGAGTTTTTTCAGCCATGTGGAAAGCAGGTACACCTTGTCCTTATAATGGCAAAATAGGTGATGAGGCAAAAGCAGAATGGGTTTCTAACGCATGGGAAAGACCCGACAGAATACAGGCAGAAGAAGATTTCTTGCGAAAATGTATGGAACAGATAAATCCTAATTGGAGAAAAAGGAGTTGGGGTGAAAAAATTACATCACCTTTGAGTGATAAACCTTTTGCCTCTAAATATAAAAGTAGGAGACAATGCTTAGACGAATTTTATGGCTAGTATTTATATTCTGTCTACAAGCTCAGTCTCAGTACATCTACGAGGCTAATCAGCCTTTATATCATTTACAGAATAATGCTAACGATTTCCAAGGTGAGTTAGCCTATGAAATAGCTGACGATGGCATATCACCTGTTATAGATTTTTCTTTCAACTTCAATTTCTACGGCAACACTTTCGATTCGGCAAGAATAGCAACCAACGGATGTTTGCATTTTGGTTTAACATCTACAGCTTATGCTGATTATTGTGGAGATTTTACACCTGACCCACTACCAAGATACAAAAATACCTTGTATCCGTTTTGGACAGATTTAATTAGAGATAACAATTCAAGAATTAAATCCTACGGTGATTCTACAAAAATGATTTTTGGTTGGTACGACTTGCGTGAGTATAACAGAAGTGGCACAGACAACAGTTTTGAAATTATATTGTGGCCAAACCACACCTACGAATACAGATATGGAGCTTTAGATATAATAAATCACGATGTCTTAATTGGTGAACAAGGTCCTGATACTAGCAAAATATACACATATTTATTTCACGATGAATGTAATACAGGCTCAACAAACTCTAGTAGTTGTGTAAATACAAATTGGAACAATACATCTTTTAATACAACCTTAGAAAATGGTGGTTCTCTTTATAGTGATGGCTCAGACCATAGTATAGACTGTAGCAACCCTTTGAATGATTCTAGTTGTACTGGTTATGCTGAGGCATTATTAACCCAACAATGTAATTTATCTCAGTTGTATAGTACAAGTTGTCCTAACTACGATGAGGCTTATGATGAGCTACAATGTGAAGAAGACCCTCAATACAGACCATTTTGTTCAGGCTACAGACAAGAAGACTCAGTAGCTTTTTTTCAAGAAGATGATATGAATTTTGGTGGACCAAGAAATGATGGACAACATCAAGATATGTTCGGACATGATGATATGTTTTCTAGTGAAGATTTCATATTAGGTGACCCTTTTGCAGATATAAATTTAATCAGAGATACAGAAATATTTGAAGAACCTTTATTAGATGAGCCAATATTTTTTGATTTTGATGATAATGGTTTTGCACCCATGAGCATAACATCTAGGCATGAAGACTTACATAGTCCACATGGAGGAGGAGATGAAATAGTGCCATGGAATTTACAACCAGTTAGTCAAATAGCACCTTTGCCTCAATACGATGTGCCACAAGCATTACTTCCTTTAGGTGATGATATTTTAATATCAGAGTTAGTAATAATTGAAACTGTTTTGATAGATGACTTTCAGGAACCAACAACTTTTGTTGAGTTTGACAGTATACAAGAATTAGATGAATGGTTTGAAAATGAAAGAGGCAGACAAGAAGAACCTCACGAAGAAGTAGCACAAATGGATGCTAGACCTGATAGAGAACAAAGAGAAGAAGTTGTTATTGAGCAGGAAGTAGAAGAAGTTTTAGAAGATATTAGAGAGGAACAAGAAGAAGTTGCTGAATTAGAAGAAGAGGCTGTTGAGGAAGAAGAAATAATAGAATTACATGAAGAAGAGTTAGTTGCTGACAATAAAGACAGAAGGGCTATGAAAATGAACATTGTCGCTGATTCTATAAAAGCGGCAGCGAATAGTGTTAATTATGGTACGCAAAATTCTAGTTCAGGAGGCTATGGTACAGGAGGTAACAGTGCCAGTTCTAATGCACATGCAAGTTCAAGCAGTAACTTTGCTGGTAGTTCTAACTCTACAAGCAGTTCGCCAAGTATAAGTGACCAAATTACATCAGCATCGGTACAGACTAATAATTTGCTATCTATGTCACAAAATTTAGGTGGTGGTAGTGGTGATTCCCAAGTAGGTAGTGTCACAACTAATTTGATACCTTTACCAAGTGTAGGTGGTGGACAAGTAGTTATGGCAGAAGTACAGATAACAAATCTGCAAGGAGACATTAGCAGTGCAACATCAGGTGTTGTGTCGGCCAGTGAGGCAGATGAAATCGCAAGTCAAATTATAGCTAACAATATTAGAAATCAACAAGAAGAAATACAACAAGAACAGGAACAAACAGGAGAGTATGCAGACCAAACTACTCTTGTAGCTTACTTAGGTTTTGTACCCGGTTTTGACAGTTACAGGACAGCAGAAATACCAAAACAAGCAGAGTGGTATCAAGCAAAAGAAATATATAGTAATATATCCCTTAGTGATAACATAACTGCTTTTTATGGTTTGGCAGGTGACAATATAAATACCATGAATATCTTGTTACAAAACCAACCACAGTTGCAGGAGGAATAATGGATTGGTTTCAAAGTAAAACTACACAACTTATAGCTTTAGTATCAATAGTCGGTACACTTGCTGGCTTTGGGTACACAGGTGCCACTTACATAAATAGGTTAGAGAACCTTGAGGCAAAAATTGGTGGTATCAGCGAAAACGAAAATGAAGTACAAGTCATCGAAGAAAGATTTGTAGGTATAGAAACAAGTGTAAATTTTTTACAAAAAGAATTGGACAGCATTGATATACCTGATGTTTCTGTAATCAAAAGCGAATTAGCGGCAATAAAAGTACAGCTATCTGATTCGAAAGAAGATATAGAGGAACTTAAAGAAAAAATAGAAGAACTAGAAAAAGACGGCAACCCACTGGCAAACTAACATGTACGAATTTTGGGAGTGGCTGAAAAGTTTTTTCATAACCACTTACAAACTTACTGTTAGCTACAATGCCACATGGGGCGATAAGGACGACCAAACATTTGTTGTAAAAAAATTTTATAACAAACAAGATAAATACATAAAATTTAAAACTCACAAGGATGAAATTGTTGAGATTCGTGGTGCAGAAGGTTTGAATTATAAGATAGAGGAACTGTAATGTATCAATTCTTAATAGGTATCATATTAGCACTAAGTGGGTTCAGTTATTATCTGTGGCAACAAAACGAGGTTCTGCAAGATAATAATGTCAAACTAGAAAATGCAGTAGCAACTCAACAAGAGACAATAGAAACTTTGCAAAAAGATTTTGCAAAACAAGCACAATCTTTAATAGAAATGACAGAAAAAAGCCAAGCAGCACAAAGAGAATTAAATCGCTATACAGAGTTCATACAAAATTATAAACTTACTGCTAAGATTTTAGAAAATCCAGCAGAGATGCAAAGGAAGATAAATAATGGAACTAAACACATTATGGAAGACATTGAAAAACTCAGTGGCACTGTTGATAGTCTTGATGATGGCTTGCAGTTGCAGTCTCCTTCCAACTAGAGATATACAAATACAATCTAAACCTGTTGACAGAACTATAGTTCAACCTGTCATGCCAAGAGAGATTGATTTGAAATCTGTTAAATGGTTCACCATCACACCTGAAAATTATGAGGAACAGTTTGCAATTATAGAGGAGCAAGAGGGTGAATTGGTGTTCTTAGCTATGACTATTCCTGATTATGAACTTATGGCTTACAATATGCAGGAGCTCAAAAGATATATTACTGAGCTTAAAGATGTAGTGGTTTACTACCGTGAAGTAACTACTGAACCAAAAAATGAGTGACAATCCTGAGGCATATATTTACAATGCCACACTAGAACGAATCGTAGATGGCGACACTTTTGACTGTTGTTTGGATTTAGGATTCGATGTCAAATTACACAAACAAAGAGTAAGACTACAAGGAATAGATACTCCTGAATCGAGAACAAGAGACTTAGCAGAGAAGAAACTTGGCTTAGCGGCAAAGGCTCGACTCGAAGAATTATGTCAAGGTAAAATAAAAGTTAGGTCTTTCGGTAAAGGTAAATATGGTCGTATCTTGGGTATCCCTTACACAGAAGATGGCAAAGATATTTGTAAAATACTTATTAAAGAAGGACATGCTGTAGAATATTACGGTGGCAAAAAGGTAAAAATTTGGGGAGACTATTAATGAATATTTCAGGAGAGGGTAAATCCTTAATTAAAAAGTTCGAAGGCTGTAAGTTAGAAAGTTACAAATGCTCGGGAGGTGTTTGGACATGTGGTTGGGGTTCAACTAAAGATGTGAAAGAGGGCGATGTTTGGTCACAAGCATACGCAGATGAAAGATTCGATGGTGATATACAAGAGTTTGAGAACTATGTTAATGATTTAGTCAAAGTACCCTTGATGCAACACCAGTTCGATGCCTTAGTTGCGTGGACATACAATCTCGGCCCCTCATCATTAAAAAAATCCACTTTGCTAAAAAAATTAAATGCAGAAGATTACGATGCTGTGCCTTGCGAAATAAGAAGGTGGAACAAAGCTGGCGGTAAAGTGTTAGATGGTTTAATCAGGAGAAGAGAGGCAGAGGCTATGTTATTTATTGGTAACCCTGATTGGCACACAATATAAGTAGAGATATACTAAACCTAGGCTTATGCTTAGGGCGAACAGATACTATGTCACTACCTATTTGTTTGCCCGTTTTTATTTATGAGTGATTTATCTTTCAAAGACTTCGATATATTGTCAGAACAAGATAAGGCAGAGGCTTTAGCTTTAATAAATAGATATGACCAACTAAACATGCAAGAAAGTTGTCAAGGTGACTTTCTTTCTTTTGTGAAACATCTTTGGCCTGATTTTATAGAGGGTAGACATCACAAAATAATTGCAGACAAATTCAACAAAATAGGTGAAGGTAAACTTAAAAGGTTGATTGTCTGTCTACCACCTAGACACACAAAATCAGAATTTGCATCAACCTATCTACCAGCTTGGATGATGGGCAGACATGGAAACTTGAAGATTATACAAACCACACACACAGCAGAGTTGGCTGTGAGGTTCGGTAGAAAAGTAAGAAACATAATAGACAGTGCAGAATATCAACAGGTTTTTCCTGACTTGAAATTACAAGCCGATAATAAATCTGCTGGTAGGTGGACAAGTAACAAAGACGGTGAGTTTTTTGCCGCAGGTACAGGTGGTGCTATTACTGGACGAGGTGCTGATTTGTTATTAATAGATGACCCAATATCTGAACAAGATGCCTTGTCACCAAAGGCACTAGAATCCTGTTATGAGTGGTACACCTCAGGTCCAAGACAAAGGCTACAGCCGGGTGGCACAATCGTGATAGTAATGACAAGATGGAGCACAAAAGATTTGGTTGGCAAGTTGTT